TATTCTCGATGGTCAGAACAGATAGAAAATCTATTTGAGATATTTAAAACTAATGCAGATCGCATAGTGACTGAGTATGATATTGAAGAGTTCTTTTCTTGTAAGAAAGGACATTCACCAATACTTAAAGAGTATCTTTCAAGTAATCTATCAATTGAAGAGATGATTATCTATGAAAATATATTCTCTTTTGTTAAGGAACACGATAAGAAATTGATTGACCCAGTGTGGGAATCCGTCAGTTTGAAGATAAAAAAATATATGCCCTTTCTAAATATCAATATGCTACAATATAAAAAACATTTAATTGAACAAGTACAGAGGAAGAATTAATGACTGAGTTTTTCAAATCAGAACAAGTAAAAGCATCGCTTAGAGAACTCGCAGAATTACAAGATGAACTTGCACATACAATGACAAGTGCAAAGTCACTTGATGTTGAGGGAAGAAAAGATTATGTAAGAAAATTAAAATTGTTTTTAGAAAAGCAAAAAGTATTTTTCTTCCGTGTATCATTATCAGATGATCCAGAAGCCATACAAGTAAAAGAACACATTTTAGACACAGCAAAGATGTTTGGATTTAATGAGATAACAGGTATGGAGAAGTTTTTTCAGCAATTAGATGAGACAATAAAGAAGGTAGAAAAAGATCTTGATAGCATATAGATAAATAGATAAAAAAAGGCAAATATTTTGGGAAATTTTGCAAGAGCACTTCATCATCTTGATATGAAAGACGTTAAGAAAAAACGTCTTGAGAAAATTGCTGCACAAAAATTAAAAGAACAAAAAGATGCTTATGAAAAGAAAATAATTCAAGAGATATCAAAAAATTATAAGTCAGATTGGAAGAGGGAAATATATGAGGGTATGACTACTGTTAATGCTCTTGCTCAGACCTTGCCCGCATCTGATTTGGATAATGTAATTAATGATACACCCACTACAAGTGCAGATGTTTTTGATGTTGCACCTGCAAGAGATCCAGGATTTTCATATGATGCGATGGTGGGAACAAGCATTAAATCTTCTGGAAGTGGATCGGGAAGTGATGGTGGATTTGATATAGGTGATCACGTTGCATTTGATGGAACAGGTTCTACTGGTGGTGCAAGATGGTGTGTATTAAAAGCTGTAGATACAACAAAAGTAGATTTTATGGTAGTTAGTGCCATCGTAGGTAATGGATCAAATGGTGGTGAAACTCCAGATGATACTGACGAGGGATTGATGTTATATTATAAAACCACTGATATGTTTGATTACATTCCTATAACTTCTCATCCCACATTATCAGATTTTAAAGGTGGAAGTCATGTAATAATTCCAGTGAATATAGGTAGTTATGGTGATACAGTAAGAGATCATTTTGTACAAATTCCAGATTATGCAAGAACAAAAGATACACGTTTTCTTCTTTATCAATTTAATTCAACTGCAGCAGATCGTGATACTTATGGTATAAAAAGTGTTTCATATCGAAGATTAACACCTATAAATGTTGTAGTGCCACTTAGTGATCCAGAGGCAATTTCCTTTGTACGTGTTGGTTCAGATGAAGGAGATCCAAAGAAGAGAAAGAAAAAACTTAATGATCAATTAGCAGCGTCTGATGAGTATACTACAAACGTATTGGGAAATCAATTTCCTGGCCAAGGTGCAAGAATTGATGGAGAAGATCCTTTTAGATCAGCACCACTAACACCTGATGATGAAATTGAAGGATCACCTATTGGAAAGGGAGAGGTTAAGAAATCTTTCTCTTCATTCTCTGCTGATGCTGCAACTACTGAACCAGAACCAGAACCAATAGCACCGTCAACTCAGACAACAATGAATCCTACCAATGACGAGGGTGAGGAGATAAATGTTAAACCTGTAGGTGGTAGAAATTCAGGTGCGGTTCAGGGTGCAGACGCAGCTAACTTAGATGCACAAAATGCTCAAGATGATGCACAAGAACCAGAACCAACTGAACCAGAACCAACTGAACCAGAACCCGAATTGGATCCTGAAGAGTTAAAAGCATCAGAAGAAGAGAAACAGGGTAAAACTCCAGAGGAAGTAGAGGAAATAGAAAGAGAAAAATTTAATAATCAGTTTGATAAACAAACAAACTTTTTTACAAAACAAATTATTGAACAAGCTGATAAACTTTTGGATTTACCTGTTGATAAATTTGTTGATTTTTCTGTTGGTGTAATAAAAGTTCTAAGAGGTATTAATCAAGCTGGTGCTGTATTAGCAAGATTAGGAGGTCTTATCGGAGGTCTTTCACCAGAACAAAATGATACTCTCAAATTCTTTGAAACAAAGCAAACTTCTTGGGAAAAAATGATTAATGATGCAAATATATTTCGCTCTACTTTAACAGGAAGAATAGAAGCACAGGATTACTCACCATTCCAAATTGGAAAATTGACAAAAAATCTTAATCCATCACAATTTGAAGGTGATGAATTCTATGTAGAAGGCACTGGTAATTTTGGAATATCAGATACACGACATGAATACGCAGATGATAACATCTATGTACTAAACGGAAAAGTTTACAACAATACAGATGGTAATAGAAGAGGAGTTTATGCAACACCTTTAGCAAATATGGGTGTATTCACTCCTGAGATAGATGGTATTGGTAGAGGATATGGTCAGATGATTATACCCAAAGATGGATCTGCACCATATTTCCATTATTATGATTACAACTATTATAATATGAACTCTACTGATAAGGGTGAGGTTCCATCAAAATTTCAACAATTTATGGCAGATCTTGCAGGTACAGTAAGAAAAGTATTACCAGGTAGATTATTCAATGATGTTGTAAACAGATTTGAAGGTAACTTAAACACATTTAATAATAACCTTAAGGAAAGAGTTGGACTTGATGGATGGCCACCTGGTATTCATGGTGCGACTTTACACGATTTCAAAATACCTGTAAGTGATATGTCAGAGGATATGCAACAGATGATTGCTCTACATCCTTTGTCATGGACAGATGAAAGAGTCGCAAATATGAGTGATGATTATCTATATGAACAAGCAAATATTCTTCTTGATAAAAATAATATAATATATCAAGAGAGTGATGATGGCAAATCATATTTTGATAAGATTGTAAAGATTTTAAATTCAAGGGAAGCTAATGTCGATCCTAAGTTTGCCAAGGCATTTGCTGATAATATTGATCAATATTATAAATGGACTGAAAAATATAATGAATTACTAGAAATTTATAAAAAACCAGAGGCTAGTTTAGCAGAGACAAAATCAAGAGAAGACTGGAGAGCTCTGCAAGAAGAACAGAAGGAAGCCACTACAAGAGAGGAATTACATAAGAAATTTTCAAAAGGTATAAAGATTCCAAATCCAAAAACTGATGGAGATAAACGTCCTGATTGGAGTGAATGGATTGATGGAGATAAAAAAGAATACGATGAACTCATTGCACAACAAGATAAATTTACTAAAGATGCTTTTAATTATTATAAAAATACAGTTAGTTCTGCAGCTGATAAATTATTTGCCTATCAAGGCACTCTAAAAAAAGAAGGTGATAAAGTGGTAGGAACCAGAGAACAGATCACAAAATATAGAAAACTCGCTGCAGAATATGACAGAACATACAATGAATATACACGTTTGAATGCCTTACAAGATGAACCAATGAATAAAGCAGGTGAATTGCTCAGTACATTTCTAGATGACTATAAGAGAAGACAGGCAGTTTGGCAACCTTACTTGAATGAATTGAATAGAGTTTATAAAGAAGTATATGATGAGTATCAAGAGCTTGTAGATGAAGCATATACTAAGTATAAAAATACGATAGGTGTTGAAAATAAAAATGGTGAAACTGAATATGTTAATGGAGGAGATTACACAGATCCAAGTGGTAAAACTTATGCTGGTTTAGGCACACTAACAAGTGGAATAGAGGAAGAAATGGATGAGATTAATCTTTTGATGAAAGAGAATGGTGAAATTTTGAATCGTTTTGATCGTAGATATATGGACGAGAAAGTATCTCAGTATCTTGTCAATAGAGAATATAGAGGAAAGACAACAAATTGGTCTCCTAAGAATAAACGAAAAGGAGATGATAGTAGAAGTGGATCAGATCAAGGATACGGATCTGGATATTCAATTAGTGATCCAATTATTGGTAGTGGGGATAGAGATAGAAGAGGAAGACCTTTAGGAGAATCAACTTTATTTGAAAAATTAAACCAAAAACGATTCTTCAATCCAAATGATATTAAACCAACCTTCCCAGAGAATCCACCACCTCAGTTAGATCCTAAGACAGGTATGCATCCAAACTATGGAAAGAATGCGAAGAGATATAGAAAACTTGATCCAATCAGTGCAAATGCTATGCCACCAACTGGAGATCCAGAGACTGATGCGTTAGTAGATAAGCAAAGAACAAAACCAAAAACATTTGCTAAATTTAAAAAAAAGTTAAAGGAAAACTTTACTATTGTTTCTAATGGGCCTACGAACAGTGCCACTCAAACTTTTCAACATGTTAGTGGACAAAACTTCTCATTCTCTGGACTTGGTGGTCAAGAAGCTCATCCTTCCACTGTAACTGTATTTGGAGATACTGTACCTGCTCCTAACTATAATCAACTTGCAATTGCAGGATATGCAAAACCAATAGTGATGCAGAAGAAAAAATTAGAAGATACCAATCCTAAACTTGATGCATCACAAGAGTTTGCACAGAAGGTAGGTGCAGATGTAATGATGAACGCAAGAGTGAAAGAGTCAGGTAAAGAAAAATCTCAAAAAAATGAATACACTATTGAGAAAGAGATGAAGATAGTTGACAGTCTTATGAATAGTATAGATCAATTTGGAAATGTTAAAGATCAAAAGGTATTAAAAAGTGCAAGTGAATATAATATTGAATTGAAAAATAATCAAGCAGAACTTAATAAAAGGGTAAAACAGATTGATGAATATCGTGTAAAACAATCTGAGTGGGAAAAGGAATCAGAACGAAATGCAAAAATTATTAAAGGTAGAATTAAAACAAATATATCAAAAGTAAATAAATTTTTGAGTAAATATGGGCAAAAACTTCAATCATCATATCCAATGGGTGCAGCAGATACTAGAATTATTGATGGAGGTCGAAAACTAGTAATTATTAGTCATAGTGGATTCAATTACAGTGATACTAAAAAATTTAATGTGCGAGTGTTTGAAGCTGAATCGGGAAAAACGATCAGTAAGAAAACGGGAAATTTTGGTAAAGTTTCTGGTAAAGGTCTTTTGGATAATGTATACAGCAAAGGTAGTGGGTCAGGACAAGCAACAATTATGTATGAAAATATTTCAGGGATGATTGAAGAAAAAGATTTTGAAATTCAGGATGTTCCGACTAAACCTATGCCAGAAATTCCACCATACTTAATGAAAAACAAAACACTCGGTTGGTATAATGCTCCAAAGAGCATAATAGACAATACAAAAGATAAAATACAAACTGGTGATTTTGCTAGAAATCTTTTGGGTGCAATTGGAAGTCTTATATCATCAATACCAGGAACTGATCGACAAGGTTATGAGGGTGATATTGAGTATGCTGCAAAACTAACTAAGGATATGATGGATGGAAATTTAACTTTAGATAAAGGCCCTCAATCTAAAAGTTTTAATAAAAGATTACTTGGGTTAATAAGTAAAAATCCAGATAGAAATAGTGTGGGTACTGGAGACTATGCAACAGATAATATTAATCAAATAAAAGAACTTCCAGTTAGACTTGCGATCCAATCATTCAATTGGAATGCTACAGAAGAAGGTATAGTAGTTAATGATAACTTTGATTTTGATTTTAATATTAGTGGTGGTTTTTTATCTGGTCTTCCTTTAGGTACAGGAAAATTAATACAAAATAGAATAAAAGTTATATCAGATGCAATGAGAATGAGATCAGTGGAGTTAGGATTTAATCAAGTTGAAAACTTAAAAGGTGTTTATAAAAATATGCCAAGTCCTGAATTTGTAGTAAAATCTTCAGAAGGAGGGGTTCCAACTTATTTTGACAATTCAGAGGATGCAATTAAAGCATCTCTTGATACAAATACAAGTCCAGATGGATTTGATAAGGATATTAAAATACTGATTCCTTGGAGTCAGGTTGCTAAAGATGCACCAGCATTGATGTCTAAAAAACCACTACAAAAACAATTGTCTGGTAAAGAAAAAGCTCAAAGAATTGCGAAGGAAAGAATTGCAGCAAAGAAACAAAAAACAGTTCAAACCATCAAGAAGATGGCTAAGACAAAATCCATTGGGTTTGATCGTGACGAACCGATAGTAAGAAGAAAAAAGAAAAGAGTTGACAAATAAATAGTAAGGTATTATAATGTAGGAGTAACGACGGTTACGTCGGGAGTGACTGAATAAACTTACTGGCATATAGCTGGTTAAGGTGATGAGACACAGGTGGTGCTGCTATCGCAAGATAGAATCGACTTACCAGTCGGGTCTCAGGCAGAGATGATTTCTAAACTGTAGAAATGCCCATCTCTTGTTGGTATACAGGAATCCAACCTCCCTCTTTTTTGACCTAAGATGCAACTCTATGAGTCGGGCAGAAGGTCTTTTTTAATACACAAAACAAATATCCACAATTATCCGCATGTCATTCGCAAATTTAAAAAAGAAGTCTAGATCTGGTTCTCTTACAGAGAAGTTAATAAGACAAGTAGAAAAGATCAACGATAAAGGAAACAGCAACGTTGATGAACGTATTTGGAAACCAGTCGTAGACAAATCTGGTAATGGTTATGCAATCATTCGTTTTCTTCCAGAACCCGAAGGTTGTGAACTTCCTTGGTCAAGAGTCTACACACACGCATTCCAAGGAACAGGTGGTTGGTATATTGAGAATTCATTAACCACACTTGGACAAAAAGATCCAGTATCTGAACATAACTCAGAACTATGGAACTCTGGTTCAGATGCAAACAAAGAGATTGCTCGTAAGCAGAAGCGTAGATTATCATACTACAGCAACATTTTTGTTGTAAGTGATCCAGCTAATCCTGAGAACGAAGGCAAAGTATTCTTATACAAATATGGTAAGAAGATCTTTGACAAGATTATGGAAGCAATGAAGCCTGAGTTTGCAGATGAGACACCAATCAATCCATTTGATTTCTGGGCTGGTGCAAACTTTAAGTTAAAGATTCGTAGAGTCGAAGGTTATCAGAACTATGATAAGTCAGAGTTCGGTAGTGCAGAAGCACTCTTTGATGATGATGCTAAGTTAGAAGAGATCTATAACTCTCTTTATAATCTAAATGAGTTTACAGATCCAAAGAACTTTAAATCATATGATAAGTTGAAGCAACGTTTAGATTCTGTTCTTGGTCTTAAAAAGCCAGTCAGAGCACCTATCGCTGAAGAAGAGTTAGAGACTGAAGATGATGGTCGTGGTTCTTATACCGCACCAGTTGCAACAGAACCAGTTCGTGAAGTTGCATCAGTTGAATCTACATCAGAAGATGAAGATGATGAATCACTAAGTTATTTCTCTCGATTAGTTAATTCGTAATTAATCGAAGGGAGTACAAAAGATCTCTATGTAGAAAGAGTGCCCTTCTCGCATAGTCACTATGTTTTGATTGTTTGTTTTTACTTTAAATATACCCACCGTTAGCTCTAGACGGTGGGTTTTTTTATACCCCAGATATTCTTGGATTATATGTATTTTTTAATCTCTTAGAAATAAAGTCTGATGATTTTTCGTAATTCATTATCTGTTTATGTTCAGATACAAATGCACCAAGATACTGTGGTTTTAGTGTTCTTATCTTTCTTTTCTCTTCATTTAATTTAGTTTCATATTGGTAATTTGTAATTGCTACAACAGGATTTACAATTACGATTGAGTTTGTGTAATTTTGATATTTAAATGTAAAATCTGCATCAACTTCTATGCCTTCTCGCATTACGACACGGTTATATTCATCAACTATTTTTTTAGTTTCATAATGATGAATACCTGCTATGTTTTGTTGTGATCCATATTTCTCTAACATGTAATCATGTAAATCATTATGATCTAGAGGCCATTGATCTCGAATATTTGTAATATTATTTGTCGTAAGTATAACCCAATCTAATTCTGGATCTCCATACAAATCTTGAGCCAAAACATCTGGCCTTTGCTTCTCTTGAACGTAATAGTAATTAAAAGCAGTAATTGACTGATCAACATCAGTTCTTAATTTAGATCTTCTGAATATATTTTTTACAATAATTCTATCTTCAACTTTACTGCTTGATGGTAGTAGAGAAGGATAAGATATATTTGGTAATTCTTGAAAGTATGCCATTAGTAACCCACTGCATTGATTGGAACTGGTAATAAATCTGGTCTATTTGGAGAATAATTAAATTCATTCTCATCATAATCTGTATCAAAGATTGGTTCAAGTTCTGAAAATCTTAAAGACATCGTAACAGAAACTGGTTGTCCTCTTTCATATGCATTCCACATACCATCTGGTGTGTAGTTAACTGCACAACCAGTGCAAGCACAAGTTTTAATTCTAACTACAGAATGGTTTCTATCATCACCATCAAAGAAAAAGTTATCAACACCTTTTTTCGTTGTTCTAAATGATAAATCAAAAACGTTAGGTGTCCCTAAAAAGTATGAAGCAGCACCACTTTTTGTGTTAACACCTTTTTTTGGTGCCATACCTTGTTTAAAAAATCTAATTATATTATTTACTCTGATTGCCTCTTCACGACTACGAGGTGTAAGTTTCCAAGTAAATGTAAATTCTCTTAGTGTTGGTGAATTGAATAGTAATGCAAGATTATTATTTGGGATAACACCTTGACCTCTTGCTAATACGGACTCTGGTGATAATCCAAATTGTAAAAAATTTAATAATCCAGATCCTACAATTGCCGATCCTAAAACTGATATGTTACTACTTGAATCTCCTAGTTGCTCAAAAATATTTTTTCCCTCGTCACCAGCTTGATTTAATGCATTGTTAAGTAAACCAAATACTTCTTCTCCTGCTGCTGTTATTTTTCCAGTTCCAGGAATATTAAATATTGTATTTGTATTACCATCTGCTTCAACTATCCTTCTGAGAGCTGCTCCTGCTGCATTTGTTTGTCCGAATACACCTGATGCAACTGCTGCTGTCAATGCGTTTAATTGATCTGCACCCCAAGAGACATTGTTTGAATCTGCTAAACTATTTGGCATTGGTAATTTTACTAATCCCAAATGTTTTTCTCTGGGTGTTCCCATAAAAAGACCATCATTAGCTATATTACTAGGGTTAGTTTTTTGTTCATCTTTCTGCTTGTCAGTCCCAAAAAATACACTTTGATTTGGTGCTCTATATGTAAACTGATTGATTTGCATATAGTCCTGTGTATTTCCAAAATCTGCATCAATTGGATATATTAGATTTCTAAGACTGAGTTTTTGTATTATATTATCAACCTTTCCAAACTCTAATTGTATTCCCTCTTGACCTCCAGTATTTGATGATGCTTTTTCTTTTTCTTTATTATTATCTTCTTCGCCACCACCTCCTATACGATCTGCAGTAACCGTTATTTTTAATGTATCAGTTTCTTCATCATACTCATAATTATCTACTACTGAAGGATTAATTGAACCACCCTCTACTGATTTATTTCTTCTATTTTGATCAGTAATAATCGCTTTCCGTAATTGGTTTTCTATTTCTATTAATCGAGCAGTTTTATCCTCCTCGGTGGTATTTTCATCCATTTGTCTTGTATAAAATCTTCTTCCTGCTTCAGTAAAAGATCCACCATTTTCCTGATTAGGTTTTGAAAAATCGTACAAATCCACAGAATTTTCAATGGTATTTTCAGGTCTTATTAATGGTGGTAAAATTCCAGTTGTTAGTTTCACTTCTCCATTATTATTTCGAAATAACCTACCATTCCTATCAAATATTCCCGCACCATCATCATCTTTAAGTAATTTATATTTGTCATCGTTAATATTAACTTCGTCAAATTTTCCATCAAGATCTACCTCTACAAGACCTCCAAGTCTATTTTTTATATATTGTTCTGATGCTTCAGTATGAGTTGTCATTTAAATTGAATCCCAAGCGTTTTCTGGTGATACCCTCTGACCGTATTTATTCGAAAAATTTTCAGTTACTAATTGTGTGATACTTAAATACTCTTCTGGGTCAGGTGGAATGATAAAAGTATCGCCCATATTACTAATAAAATATTTGTGTAACGTCTTTTTTGGTAAGGTCGCACCTATCTTATTTACCAAGCTCTGTGCAACTCCACCACGATAGGATGGATTTAGATAGTGTAAATTACCGCCAAGCATCTTATCTCCTTGAAAATCCATCACATACACGAGTGGTCTGCGATCATAAAATGGATACTTCTCTGGAAAAGATGCGGTGTATGTGAAGTAACAAAGTTCTCCTATCTCTGGGAAACGAGTCTCTGCAACATCAGAAAGTTCAATATACAATTCATTTGCAAACCAATCTGGAGTTGTATTAGACTCACCCTCTGCTTTTTCTCTGATTCTTTCTCCAATACTCATTTGATACCTAGATTATCTTCTGTCATAATCTTAAATTCAAAGTTACGATCAGCACAGAACTCTCTTGCTGCTTTCCACTTTGCTTGATTGACCGCATATGTTTTGACCGAGTGAGCCCATGCCTTTGTTCTTTTCTTTGGATTGGTGCTCGGCATTTTTGTTTCTTTCTTTGGTTTAACTTCTACGACCATAGTTCTTTTGTTTCCTTTCTTATCGATATACTTAAGAAAGAAATCTGGGAAGTAACGATGAATACGATTGTCAAGTGGAGAACGATAAGGAATCCAGAACTCTTCTGATTGCCACTCACTCACTGTCTCATTCAAATCACAGTAGTTCATAAACTTTCTTTCCCACAAAGACCTATAAATAATATTTTGGGGATTCCCTTTATACTTTTTCGGGTATCTTGGGTAATACTTTCCTTTATATGACATACATATATTAACAGGATCAATTTAAAAACTATTTAGATGGCAATAAGATCAGAAGATTTATATCTTAGCATACCTAATGCGAGTCCAATATTTTCGAAACTGGCAATCTCCAGTCAGTTCAAAGTATCGTTAGACTTGGTTCGTAGAGGTGCATCGGGTGCTAATTTAGGATTGTTTGATTATTTGACTAACTGTGGTATATTTAATGATACAACATCCACGAGTCAAAAGTATGATTTCCTTTGTGCATCAGCATCTTTACCTGGTTCAAACTTTAATATTTCAGAGGAGTTAGGAAGTCGTCAGGGAATGACAGAAAGATTTGCAACAAGAAGAATATATAACGAATTTGATTTAACTTTTTATATTGATAATGATTATAACGTATTACGTATGCTTGAGGAGTGGATGAATTATATTAATCCAGTATATAATGAATCAAATGGTAGGTATGACGGAGCTGAAGGAAGTCAATTAAATGCGTATCAAGAAAGAAATACATATTCAAGATTTAGATATCCAGACGATTATCGAAGAAAGATAAGGATTACTAAATTTGAAAGAGATTTTCTACAGAATCCAAATGACAAGAACAACACTTTTAAAAATATGCCACTGTTGACATATCATTTTATTGATACGTTTCCAGTTAATATTAATGCGGTTCCAATGACCTATGGTGGAAGTACATTTTTACAAGTAACAGCAGTCTTTACTTATTTGAGACATACGATTGAAAAACATGGTAATGCACAGCAATCAGTTAGAGAAAAACTTTCAAATAATCAATTAACTCAGGTGAATCCACTTCGGCCAAAAATAATTGGAAATGAAATAGCACCAAGTACAACTGATCCAAATCCAACTAAACCAGTAGGATTTATACGTGGTGAACCATACTATGGGCCTTTTCACGTTCATCAAAGACCAGATGGTACAGTTGTAAAAATGGTTGGTGCAAAGCATCTTCCTTATCCTCATGCTATAATATATGATACAGTTAGAGAAAGTTTATCTCCTGATAGTGTCATTGTTGGTGATCCTGTAACAGAGATCAATCCTCCTGCACAACAACAAGAACAACAACAGGAGCAGCAACAAGAACAAGAGCAGCAACAGGAACAACAACAAGAACAAGAGCAGCAACAGGAACAACAGCAAGAACAACAGCAAGAACAACAGCAAAATAACAACAACCAACAACAGCAGAACCAAGGTGGTGGTGGCGGTGGATACGGTTACTAAAACCTTGCTATATACAATACTGAATAAAATATTATGCCTTTACCAAAGATAGCGACCCCGACTCATGAATTGGTTTTACCATCAACGGGAAAGAAAATTAAATACAGACCATTCCTAGTGAAGGAAGAAAAAATATTAATTCTTGCACTAGAGAGTGAAAATCAAAAAGAGATTACAAATGCAATCAAATCTACTTTAAAATCTTGTATTGAAACAAGAGGTGTAAAAGTTGAAGAACTTCCTACATTTGATATTGAATATATCTTTTTAAATATACGTGGTAAATCTGTAGGTGAATCCATAGATGTTTTGATAACTTGTCCTGATGATGATGAAACACAAGTTGAACAAAAAATTTATATTGATGAAATTAAAGTGGAAAAAAATGAAAAACATAATCGTGACATTAAATTGGATCACTCTTTGACTTTAAGAATGAAGTATCCGTCACTAACTCAGTTTGTTGAAAATAATTTTAATCCATCAACTGAAGATAATTTGGATGCATCAATGAGTATCATAGCATCGTGTATTGATGTTGTTTATAGTGAAGATGAATCATGGGCTGCTGCAGATTGCACAAAGAAAGAGTTAGATGAGTGGTTAGGAACTTTGAATACTAGTCAATTCAAAGAGATTGAATCCTTCTTTGAGACAATGCCAAAGTTAACTCACACAGTTAAAGTTAAAAATCCAAAAACAAATGTCGAAAGTGAAGTGACGATGGAGGGTCTACAAAGTTTTTTCGGGTAAGTATGTCTCATATTAGTCTTGAGTCATACTTTAAACTTAACTTTGCTTTGATGCAACACCATAAATACTCTTTAACTGAAATTGAAAATATGATGCCTTGGGAGAGAGACATTTATGTTGGGTTGTTAAATCAACATATTGAAGAGGAAAATTTAAAAGCAAAACAAGCGAGTATGTAAATGATTACACCGAACATTGCACCTAGAAAAATTACAGGATCTGCAGCCGCAGGTTTATTTTCTGCTGCAAAGAGTAGTGTTCGGACAATGGAGAGAACAACAAATACACTAGTAAAATCACCAGACATAACAAAAGAAGAGAAGTTAGGAATAAATTACGTTCAGTTCTTTGGATCAAAGAAGAACTCAAAAATATTAAAGAAGAGTTTAAAATCAATCAGAGATTCTTTGGTTGCAACATTTGCAATTGCAAAAATGTTAAGGTCAGAGGTATCAAAAAATGTAAAACTAATCGGAGAAAAAACTAAAAAGAAAAAAGGTTTATTTGGATTAGGACTCGGTGGCATATTAGGTTTAGTTAGTTTACTAGCAAATCCAATTGTTCTTGGTGCTCTGGGTATTGGTGCAGGACTTGTTGGTGGTGGATTTTTAATTAATTTCTTAATTCAAAACAGAGATCAAATTGCCGATTTCATAATGAATAAAGCAAAGGGTTTGTATAATACTTTACAGGGATTAGTTACAGAGGTTCTTCGTGATTTTTTAGGAGATAGATTTAAAGATCCAGCCACAAGAAATATTGAGGTGGAAAGTGAAAAGAATATTGAAGAAACAATGGATGAGTTGTTGGGAGTAGATAAAGAAGGTAAGCGTATAAATCCTGATTTAACAAAGGGACAGGCTAGAGTCGAGGCAACAAAAAAAGAATTAGAAAGATTAGAAACAGAAAGAGATGAATTGGAAGCTCTGGGTGCTGGTAGAAGTTCAAAACAGGATGAGGATTTTGAAGCAATTAAAAAAAGGATAGAACAATTAAAAACTGGAAAGAGTAAATTTGATAGAACGGATACACCGTTTCCTTTTAACTTCATGCAAAACCCCTTACAAAAGGAGTTTCAAAGAAGACCAGCATTCTTAAAAGATAATGAAGAGTATTTAAAATTAAGTGCTGATGAAAAACTTAAAAAGATAAGAGGACTTGTTGGTAACTTTAGAAGTAAAGGAAATAGTATGGATAGGATTTTAGAAATATACAGTAGGGCTATGCAACCAGGTGGTGAGGCATTTGGTGATGAAAGTAAGATGCAACAAGCAAGAGATATAATTGAATTTGCGAGAAGAGATGATAAAAATACTAGAAGAAATGAAGGTAACATAACACCAGGAAATTTCAATTTCGATAGTACACCTGGTGAAAATACAAGTAAGATTAATACAAAAATTTCAAAAAATGATTTAATTAAAGAAGGTAATAGAAGAGATCAATCTTTTAGCAGTAATAATGGTGGGGAGTCTGTAAGTCAAAATAATTTTGATAGTACTGCTTCAAATACAAATCAAGTAAATGGAAGACGTAATTTAGCTCAAGTTCCTGTTAAAGCCAAAAGCACACCCACGATGCGTTATTTCTCTAACTTTAATGCGGATAATATGTATCCTAGTCTCAATAAAGCACAATTTAATATTGTTTAATTATGTTTCAGTCTCCATTAAAAACAGTTGCCGAAAAGTTAAAACCGACTGATAGCAAGTCAACTGTTTCCTCTTTAAGATTTGAGAGATCTTCTGATTTTAAAAAGTTTATAACTTTTATTAAAGATGAAACTAAAGAGTTAGAAAAAATAAAAATACCATCAGAAACAGAAATAAAACCAAAAACAGGAACTCCTGGATTACTTGGTCTTGGTGCTCTTGGATTATTTGGATTATTAGGTGGTGCTTTTGGTGGTGGAGGAGAGAATGAAGAGAATCTAAGATTGGGTTCTGCAGGCCAAACAACACCCATAAAGAATAATCTTTTTCTAACTAAAAATGTTAGAAAGGTATCAAAAAATGTAGGTAGTTCTAAATTTATTGGAAATAAAAAGGGTCTTAAAAAAACTTTTAGAAAATTATTTGGAAGAACAAGATCTGGTAAACTAAGAAAAATTGAAAAAATTGCCAAATCAAGATTAGAATTACTACAAACAAAATTAAAACAAGCTGTTGATAGAAGAGATGATATATTTGCAAAAAGAAAAAAAGCACTAAAAAAAGGACAACCAACTTTTATTCTTGATCGGTTACTCAAAGGTGTTAATAAAGAGGTTTCTCAATTGCAAAATTTTATAATTGAGGATACTCTAAATTTTAGGGAAAAATCACTTAGACAATTTAGTCTTGGGAATGTGGCAGCTATGAAGGAGATAATAAAGGAATCAAAATTAACTTTTAAATCTGGATCTATAGGTAAACCACTTTTTGGGCCAGGTAATTTTAGATTCATGGCGGGTGCTGATGCAACTTCAATAGAATCTATACAAAATATGATAGCAAGTAATCCTAAAAAAGCTGAAAAATTTCTTAAAGGTGTATTAAGTATGGATGATTTACTATTTCCACCCACAAAAATACCAACATTCAAAGTGCCATTTTTTAAAGATATAAAAGGTGCTAACTTAACATTTACTCCTAGAGAATTTTTAGATAAACGATTTACAGAAATGGGAAAAACAACTAAACCATTAAGAAACTTTTTTGGTTCTCAATTAAAAAATCTTGGAAAAACTAAAATTCCAGGTTCAAGATTAGTCACTTTTGGAAAAGGAATTAAATTTTCATCAATGTTAAAAGGAGCAAAAACAGGTCTTCCAATTGTTGATGCAATTAACTTTCTTTCAATTGGTTATGATACTGTAATTGCCCAAGGAGCTCCTTTGGGGTTTGTTGATTTTTCAGATGGTGTAACAAAACCTAAAATAGGTCGTGATAATATACTTACTGGTTTGTATGATATATTCACTCATTTTTATAATAGTGGTGTGGAGGGATTAGGATTTAGTGATGCAAACAAACGTCTTTTTATAAGTAAACCAAAGGATGAATATGTAAAAGGAAGTTTAATTCCCTTTACAAATATTGGTGCTTACAAAGTAAATCCAAGAAGAGAAGTTGATGCAGAAAATAAAAAAATATTGGATGCAAGAAGAATGAGGGATTTATTTAATAGAAGTTTAGGGGATCCAATTAGTGGACAGGAAAACAACTTTTTAAAGTCAATTCCTCTTGCAGAATTTAATTCAGATGGTGCTGAATTTTCATTTGGTATTGGTGAACCATTAAATAGTTTTGGTATTTTCACCGAATATAAATTAAATCAAAAATAAATGGCACTCGCAATATCCGCACTTAAATATGATTACGTATCAATTCAGAATCCTAATTCTGAAGATAGATCAATTGATTTAACAAGTCATTTAATTCAAACCGAATACTTTGAGGATTTATTAAGCCCAGTTATTACAATGCAAATGCAGATTCGATCTGAATTTAATATCGCTTCTGAGGTTCCAATTCGTGGTGGTGAAATGATTGCGTTTAGTGCAAATGTTGGAGGAACACAATTAAAATTTGGAGACCTTGATAAGAATGGTAATATAATTCCTGATACTGGAGAACTATACGTTTATAAATTATCAGATTTAAGCACACCTTCACAAGCACAAGACTTTACACTACACATAACGACTTTAGAATTCATTAAAAATGAAACATCAAGATGCCAGTTCAAGTTCAAAAAACAGTCAATTGATAAACATGTAAGACAAATACTTGGGCCTCATGTAATGAATGTGAATCCAGATAAGATATTAGATGAAAACATAGAAGAATCTTTAAACAGTTATGCCTTTATTGGCAATAACCGTAAAGCGTTCTATACAATTAATTGGCTATGTCCAAAGGCAATAGGAAAATCAAAAACTCCCTCTGCAAAAGGTGTGTCTGGTGATAAAACTGATGGTGGAAGTAATGATGCACAAGGAAAGGGAACTGCAGGATTTTTGTTTTTCGAAAACCGAGAGGGGTTTAATTTTAAAAGTATAGAGTCTTTAGTTAATTCAACAAGATTAGATGATAATGAAAAAAAATCAGTTTTTAGTTATGTGTATAGAGGAAAAGGTTCTGTAGGCAATCCATATGATCTGAGTGAAAATACAAATATAAATTTTTATTATCTTAGCAAATCAACTGATATAAGAAAGGCTTTAACAATTGGTCAGTATGGAAGTTTAACGATATTTTATGACTCATTAAATCAAACATTTTCGCAAATTGAATATAGATTGGAAAAAGAAATAGATAGTAAATTAGGTAGTGATGAGGATTTATCAACTCCAAAAGTACAGGGTAAAAAATTACATGAATATAATAGTAGATTGTATTCAATAATATCAGATCACGGAGCATTAGGTGTTGGTGAAAAAGGATTAGAATCTTCAGGTAGAGATCCAGTGGATCAAGCAAAATCAATATCAAGATACAACGCATTATTTTCACAATCCTTAAACATTCAGGTTCCTTGTAACACAAATCTTAAAGTAGGTGATATAATAAATGTAACATTTCCAGAACTGATTATGGGTCAATCTAAAAAAGACGATCAATCTATGAGTGGAAATTATTTAATTTCAAGACTAAATCATCACATTCAACCAAATGCTTCTTTTAGTTCTTTAAATTTAATTCGTGATTCTCATGGAGCATCAAGTGCATATCCAGTTGATACTTTACAAAGAGGATCAATTGTGGACGAGTATGGTAGTCAAGTTATTCCACCTAATTATAATGATTCAATACCTACTCTTCCAAATCTAAAATAACAACATAAATAATAACGTACATACTGTACATGGAGGCAAAACTATGAAAACCATAGAAGACCATATTCAACACGACAAGGAACTTCTTGCCGATCCAAATACATCTGAGCCAATGAAAAGGCATACAATAGAAGAGTTACACGAACTTGAAGTTTATGCTGATCATCACCACGATGAGATTGAAGCAGGTGATCATCACGATCCAAATGCTTTAGAATTATTCTGTGAAATGCACCCTGATGAGCCAGAGTGTTTAGTATATGATGACTAATGATTGATCAGTTAGCAGCACTCGGTAAAGTTAATTCTATTGGAAGAGACGGATTTATATGGTGGATCGGTCAGATCGCCCATAAAGATTCGTGGAGGGCTCCGAATAAACTCATTACAAGACAAGGATGGAAATCAAACAGGGTTAAGGTTAGAATTGTTGGATACCATCCTTTTGATCCAGAAGGAAATGATCTTCCTGATGAGGATTTGCCTTGGGCAGAAGTTATGGCAGATCCTTTTACTGGTAATGGTCAGGGTGGATTGTCTGAAAATTTAACTTTAGTTGGTGGTGAAATGGTTCTTGGGTTCTTTTTAGATGGAGAAGATGCTCAACAACCAGTTGTAATGGGATTATTTCCAAAATATGATAATGTGAAAAATACTTTTACAACAACTGAAATTAAGAGTCGTAAGAGTAGTGGATTTAAATCATTCGAGGCATATACAAGAGCAAATCTAAATCAACCTGAGTCAGTTGATACTACTGGTGTTACTACTACTAACAAAAAAATAGTAAGTTCAGAGGTTAGTGAAGAAGGAACTTTAACAAACAGTAAAGCTTCAACCAGTTCGGAATATTTATCAACAAAAACTATAACTAATGATTCTCCCTGTAATGACACTGCCATCAGTAGTGTGGGTAAAGTTGTCACTGAGTTTTTGGAAATGGTGCAAGGAGTACAAGGATTTGAAACTGGTCTTAATTCTTGGGCTGATCCACTGCTAAATGAAATTATTGATATGCAAAGTGAGTTAGAGTTTGTAAAAAATCAAGTCTCTGGATTCATGAGAAGTAGCATGAATGAGATGAAGATGGGTTTAATGAAGGCAATAAATAAAAAATTTAAAAAGTTACTCGGTGACTTAATGAAGACGGATCCGAAAGGAGTCCTCAAGTCAAAAAAAGTAAAGAAAAGTTTAGGAACAATTACAGATTTACTTAATTGTGCTTTCAATGCTGCCCTTGGCAAAATTGGTGGTTTTATCATGAATATGTTTAAGAAACTTCTTGGGAATGCATTGAATGGTGCCATCTGTGCTGTTGAGGAATTTACTGCGGGTATTTTTGCAAAGATGTTTGATGTGCTAGAGAGTTCTCTAGGAACGATAATGAGTGGATTGAACTGGTTAGTTGGTGGTTTATCCTCAGTCACGGGTGCTCTTCGTAGTGTGAGTGGTTTGGCAAATAAAATACTTGGATATATTAAAGGTTGTAATATTGAATCTTGTGGTAAGGTAACTGAATATGCATCTAATTTTGGTGCTAAAATTAAAGCACCTGATAAGTATCCTGAATTGTTAGGAAAAATTAATGTGTTGTCTGGAATATCAGATTCATTAAATAATGCTGGTCGTGGAGGTGGAGTAAGAGCAGGAATTAACTCTTTCTTTGGTCTTACTGATGAGGATCAAGCTATCGATGATCTTTCTATTTTCAATGAAGGAGATTTCCTCTTTCCAGATTGTGCTAGAAATAATAATAATCCAATTTCACAAGCAGATATTACTCCAAGTAGACCAGGATTCATATATCCAAAATGTCTACCACCAGATTATGAGGTAGTTGGATCAGGATCTGGAGCAGAATTACTTATTGTTGTTGGTAATAGTCGTAGAATATTTTCAGTGGAAGTAATAAATGGTGGAAGTGGATATGATCTAGACACACATGTCACAATTATTGATAATACTGGAAATGGAACTGGTGCAAATGTAAAACCAATTGTAAAAGATGGATCAATTGTTGAGGTTGTAATTCTTTCAGCTGGATTTGGATATTGTCTTGACACCAAATCAACAGCATCTGGAATTGGTACCAATGTTATTGGAACAGTTTTAGATGTTTATGTATCAAAACCAGGTGTTGGTTATGATCCAAATGACACCATAACATTTGAAGGAATAGATGATGGAACTAATTTACCAATTATAACAACTCCAAATGGATCTATTGTTGGTGTTAGAGTTCCATCAATTATTCCAACTGAGTTTAGCACTCCTCCAGTTCTTGTAGTTAATTCAGAAAATGGAATTGGTGCTGAATTTATTCCTGTGATGACATTTAAAGGTCAGTTCAAGACTGATGTTGGTGCAGATGAGAGAAGAGCAAGACCACTCAGTGGAATTAATCAGGTCATTGATTGTATTGGTGATAAAACTGAACTAGTTGGATATGTAAATGGTGTTCCATATTATGGCCCATTCCATTTACATCCGAAACGAGGTGTAAAAATGGTTGGATCTCAACACGTAGACTACCCACACGAGATAATTTATGATACAATGGAAGAAAGTCTGGGACAACCCTCAGTAGTTTCTCAAGTTTCTAGATCTACAACTTCAGAAACCACTGAAACTTCAGAAACAACAACACCTGTTGATCCAACACCAACTATTGTGACAGAGCAAGTGACTCCAACTACAACCCCAACAGAAACAACAACTGATACTTCAACTTCTTCTGGTTCTAGTGATTCAACTCCACCAAGTAGTCCACCTTCAGGTGGTGGATATGGAGGAGGTTACTAATGAGCTCAGGATTTGCTGGTGATTTAGGGATAGATCAAGTTCAAAATTTTAGAGAATCTTCAGAGCAAGTAAGTAGATTAGAGAATCTTGAGGGAGTTGCAGGTCTAGGAACTGTAACTGAAGAACGTATAAGAGAAATATTTAAAGATGAATTTGAGAGATACTATCGTAGAAAATATCCTACTTTTGAGATAACAGGTGGTGGCCCAACAGCAAAACACGAACCCTCTGAATTTTGTTTAACTACAAACAATAAACAAATACTTCATTTTTATGAAGGTGGCATTGCGAAGATGAGAGCAGGTAAAAACTTTGAAATATATTCTGGAGATGATGCGAGTGTTGGTGATGGTAAAGTTACTGGAGAGGGTGGTCATGCATTTTTGGTTCATTGTAAACACGGAAGAATAGTTCTCAAGGCATTATCAAGTGACATTGAAATAAATGGTAGAAATGTAAATATAACAGCACAGAAAAATATATATGTAACTGCAGGAGATAATATAAGATTAAGATCAGGTTCACAAACAGATATTTTAGCTGGGGCAGATATGAATCTTGATGCTAATCGAGAGTTGTTTATAAATGGTGGTGCTGCAGTTGGAATACACTGTGAAGGAGGCCCCATAGAAACTACTTCTGGAGTAGATCTAGATCTTGCTCCTGAGTTTTTTGAAGAAATAAGTGGTTTTTATGGTGGAATACCTATTGATAAGATAACACAATTTAACGATCCAAAAGGAGGATTAGATTAAGTGACTATCAAAAATATCACAGTAGAAACATTTGGTCTTCACGTTGGAGAACCTAACTGGTCAAGACTTACTCAAGGTGTTTTGAGTAAAGCTGGCACACTCACTTGTGGTGGTATGTCTATCTTTGGTGATTGTAGTGACATTGGTGGCATTGCATCAGTCACTATAGGAACAGCAGATGGAGATTCATTGCAAAAAAATAAAAAGTTATCTCTTCATGTAAAAGGAAATACAATAATGAAGGGAGATTCTCAAACTGCTAATGGTTTAAGAGTAAGTGGTGGTAGTTCACCAGATGCTGTTTATATTGAAGGTGACTTATACGTTACTGGTGCTATTGATTCTCTTAATAAAGGTAGACTTGCTGCTAGATTCGGTACTGCAGATGCTAGACCAAAACCATTTGACATACAGCATCCAACAAAAGGTGAAGGACACCGACTTCGTTATGCTTGTATTGAGGGCCCAGAGGTAGGAGTTTATTATCGTGGTAGACTTAAGGATTCAAATGTAATTAAATTACCAGATTATTGGAAAAATCTTGTCCATGAAGATAGTATTACAGTTCAATTGCAACCTATAGGTGATAGACATTTTCATTTAAATGTGGTTTCATTTAACAGTGAAAAAATAATTATCAGAGAATCAGATGATAAGATGATTGATTGTTTCTATCATGTATACGGTGAAAGAAAAGATATTAATCCATTGATAGTTGAGTATGAGGGTAAAAATTGGGAGGATTATCCTGATCCAAACTTTAATCCTAATAAAGTTGATGAAAATAAAAGAACTTATAATGATCCTCAATTTAATGGCCCACCAAATACGATTACCACTTGAAAAAATTAATTTATATTGAGGAGAATTTTATATCTCCTGACGAATGCAAAAAATTAATAAATTTATCTCTTGCAGACAAGAGTAAAGAGATTCCTTACGGTGATGAGAGTCGTGGTGGTGATACTTTTCTCACCACTGTAGATCATAATAACCCAGAACAAAGTTTATCTAAAGGAGTTGATTGGGTAAATCACGGTGCTGCCTACTATGGTGGTGATGTAGATCCTGTAAAACCACCTCTAGATTATGATGTCATAAGTAGAGTAGATACTATCTGTAAAAATTTTGATTCAAATGCGAATTTAGATTATGTGGGAGTGGTGAGATGGCCTGTTGGAACATTTATGAAACCACATGTGGATGATAACAATGTGCATAATCCAGATATGTTTGCTGCAATGTTATATTTAAATGATAATTTCTCTGGTGGATATACTTGCTTTGAGAATCTTGAGGTAAAACCAGAAATAGGGAAACTCATAATTTTTTCAAATGCATATTATCTTCACTACGTAAATGAAGTTAAAGATGCTGAGAGGTTTGTTCTTTCATTTTGGTATAATTCATTGGATAAATAAAAACATCTGCAACTAAATTATGCATATTCAAAGACACCAGTTAAGAGAGTTACAATATCTGCAAGAAGACATTGCAGAATATTTTACTGATGATAATATAATAAGTGGTGAAACTTACTGGACTTGTGTTGAATCAATAGCGATTGCAAAACTTGCTGAGTTAAGAGGAGATATCCAAACCAAAATTGACTTTTGATTTCAAAAAAGGTGGAAAAAAAATTTTGGGCCAAAATTAGTCCCAAACCTTTTCTGATAAATAAGACAGAAGAAAAAATTTAGTGTGCTAATACGATGCCCCTTTCAAGGTTAGAAAATTTTCTAGTTAATACTGATGGTAATATCTTATATGTAAACCCGTCTGATCTGGATGCTACAGATAGTTTTGATAATAAAGGAAACTCTTTAACTAGACCCTTCGTTACCATACAGAGAGCACTCATTGAAGCGGCTAGATTTGCATATCAATCAGGACAAAATAACGATAAATTTGATAGAACAACAGTCTTACTTTATCCAGGTGAGCACGTAATTGATAATAGGCCAGGATTATATGTAAAAAATAATAGTGGTAGTCCACAGTATTTTGATGTAAACAAGTCTGATGTTACTGGAACCACTGATATTGAACTTGATAATGGATCAATATTTGATTTGAATAATGTAGATAATATTTTATATAAGTTTAATTCAATTCACGGTGGTGCAATCGTTCCGAAGGGAACTTCAATAGTTGGTCTTGATTTAAGAAAAACAAAAGTAAGACCATTATATGTGCCTAATCCTGATGTTGGTGACGATGTTATACCAAGATCTGCACTCTTCCGTGTAACAGGTGGTTGCTATTTCTGGCAATTTAGTATGTTTGATGCAAATCAATCAGTATATTTTAGCAAAAACTTTACCGAAAAGAGAAATCCAAACATATCACATCATAAATTAACTTGCTTTGAGTATGCTGATGGTATTAATAATGACCCTCTAACAGAAACTACAGATCTACAGCAGTATTATTTCAAATTAATGAATGCTTATGGAAATGATACTGGAAATAGAAATATCGGTGATTACCCAATCAACAATGACTTTGAACCAAATACACCAGAGTCTAAGATCGTTGGTGATCTCTCTGCAAATGATAATAAAATTGAAGAGTTGACTTCTAGTAGTCTAAACGCTTCTGTTACAACAGAGAATCCACACGGATTAACTGTTGACGATCAAATTTTAATTGCAGGAGTTGGATCAACTGATCTTTATAATGGAACATATCGAGTTACTGGTATCACAAGCGATAGGAAGTTCTCATATAATTTAAATTCAGACGCAACTGATGATGTTGTGAATCTCGCATTAAATCCTGATGCAAAAGTAACGATTGAAGCAGATACAGTTACTGGTGCTTCTCCATATATTTTCAACTGCTCACTTAGATCCGTATTTGGTATGTGTGGATTACATGCTGATGGATCAAAAGCCACTGGTTTTAAATCAATGGTTGTTGCTCAGTTTACTGGTATTGGATTGCAGAAAGATGATAAGGCATTTGTAATTTACAAACCATCAACTGGTGATTATTTGAATAGTGTTGATGCGGCTGCAGATCCTGATATTCAAACTCCTTTATATCTTAATCCAGACTCTCAGTACAGAAAGAGATATGATAATTTTCATATCAAAGTATCAAATGACTCATTTATTCAGGCAGTTTCTGTATTTGCGATTGGTTTTGCAAATCATTTCCTTGCAGAGTCTGGTGGTGAACAATCAATCACAAACTCAAACTCTAACTTTGGTAACAAAGCATTAGTATCTAAGGGATTCAAAGCAGATGCATTTAATCGTGATGACACAGGTTATGTAACTCATATTGTTCCACCAAAAGATTTACAAAAAGAAGAAACAAATATTGTTTGGAGAATCCTAGATCCTGTATTAACTCTTTCAAATGTTGGAGTCGGACAAACAGAGAGACTTTATATTAAAGGAGAGAAAGACGTAACGAATCCACCAACCAACGTTGTCAATGGATTTAGAATTGGTGCAAAGAAAGATGATAAGTTATTTTTAAATGTAAATGTTGGTGGAGTTCCAACTACATTTTCAACTCCAATATTGATGCCAGTTGCATCAGGAGAAGGCCCATCTGCTGAGAAAAAATTCACTGTTGCTCGAACATCATCAGGCAATACTATTGCCTCAAAGGAATTAACTTTAACTGCAAATCATAATTTCTTATCAGGTGAATCAGTCAGAGTGTTTGCTGATAATGGTAGAACTCCAGATGGAATTGAAATTGGTAGAAAATATTTTGTGATCACTACTGGCACAGCAAATAAAATTAAACTTGCAAACACACAGAATGATGCTCTTGCAGAAATTGAATCTCCAGATGAAATTAATACAAAGGGTGGAGTTCTTACAGTTCAAAGTACAGTTACAGATAAAATACCAGGTGAGATAGGACATCCAATACAATTTGATGCTGATAAGAGTAATTGGTATATTCTTGGATCAACAACTGACATTGATAATAAAATCTATAGTGGATTCGTTGGATTCTCTACAGAAATAAATCAGAATAATTCATCAACTTACGTTCAAAGAAGATCTGAAAGTCGTGCTTTAGATGATCGTATTTACAGACTACGTTATGTAATACCAAAAGATTTTAAAGGTGCAAATATTGCAAAGAAACCAGAAAAGAATTATGTTCTACAGGAATCTAAAACTGTCGGAGAAGAAACAACAATTACTAGCGTAATTAGTAATCGTAATCCAAGAGTTATTGCTGGTATCGCAACTGATTCTAGTAATGGATCTAGAAATGTAGTAACTACAGAGGTAGCACATAAGTTAAGTGTTGGTGATAAGGTAAAAATTAGAAATGTAAGAAGTTCAACAAATACAACTGGTGCATTTAATTCTGGATACAATGGATTATTCACGGTAACAGAAATCCCATCATCAAAAACTTTTGCGTATACTAATCAAAATATAGCAGGAACATTTACAGACACTATACCCGACTCTCGTAGCAGCTCTAATGGATTTAAACCAAAAGATCTACCAGTTTTAGAAAGAGTTGAGTATGATACATCATATACTGTGCAAGAAGTAGAAACAATTCAAGAATATATTTCTGATCAGCAAGATGGTGTGTTCTATCTAACTTGTTTGATTGGAAATGTTTCACCAACCGTCTCTGAATTTTCTGAATCAAGATATAAACAAAACTTCCTTAATTTATATCCAACTGTTGATAAAGATAATCCAAACAATGATCCAGCTCATTCTGTTTCTGCTGCATCAAATGAAATATTAGGTAAAGTTGATATTAATAATCCACTTAATAGTATCACAAAAGAATCAACAATTAATTATCTAAGAGATAATCGTGTTGGATTTGCAGTTACCTCTGCTGAGAGTAATAGTGCAGGTATTACAACTTTAACGACAGATATTGAGCATAATT